ATATTCATAAAATCTTTGATGGTACCACGTGGCAGACACCTAAAGCCGTAGCATCTATTGCAGCAGGTAAGCCTTTAAATCCGCTAAATGGCCAACTTCATTATGATAAAACTTCTTCCAGATTGTGCATTTATGATACGGCGACGACAAGCTGGATAAATATTTAATTATTGATTGGTTGCAATTAAGTGGTCCAAAATACGATCTAGTTTGTTGTGTACCGCTTGGACTTCACGTAAAAAGTCTTCTTTTAGGACGTAGTTATTGATTACGCGGTCTTCTAAACGATTTAAATCTAGTTCGATCTGTTTAAACCGTTTATCTAACCGTTCATTAAAACGTGACAAGGCTCTTGAAAGTCCTGCAAAAGCCCCAGCTGCACCGGATAATGTTGCAATTAAAATTTCCGGAGGCATGTCTTGAACAAAAACTTTTCTATTATTCTAAGGGGTTTAACAATCTAGAATAAAATGTAGTAACTCGCAAGTAGCATGTCCACTGGGTATGACCCAAATATAGAGGGTGCCCTACAGGTACTTGTTGACTTGATGTCTGGCCTTTCTATGACCATGCCACGTAGCCCTTACGCGCCAAATTATAGAGGCCTTGTAGACGCTTTAATTGACTTAAAAGAAAGTCTTCCGTTACAAGTTGGCGGATTACTCTATATTAGAGCGACGGCAGGAGAAGTGCTTACGTCAGGCAACGCAGTTTATCTAGATTCTCCAACTGGAAAGGTATTTAAAGCAATAGCAAACCAAACAATTGATGAAGCCTCGGTAATCGGTTTTGCTCAAGAAAATGTAACCATAAATGGTACAACAAATATTCTTGTTGGCGGCGCACTAGCTACTAGTGGCTTGAGTCCAGGAGAATTTTATTTCTTATCTGCATCCTCCGCTGGAGCAATCACTACAACACCGCCCTCAACCGCTGGACAGTTTGTCACTCGCGTTGGCGAAGCAGGCTCTGCTACGCAACTTGCTGTGCGCCCTGAGCCCCCCATCCAATTAAGCTGAGACAATGGCAACTCGTAAACCAATTGCTTTAGTTAGCGGATACTTTCAAGAAGTAAATACGCCAACAGATAAACTAGATTTTGCCGGTAATTCAACCACTGATCTAACGGAGGGCACACGACTTTACTACACAGATGCAAGAGCACGTGGCGCGATCAGTATTAGTAACAGTGGAACTGGTTACGGGTCACTAAGTTATAACAGCTCTACCGGAGCGTTAACTTACTCTGTTGTCACTGATGCAAATATCCGTGGCGCAGTCAGTGCCACAGCCGGTTCGGGGTTAACTTATAACTCAAGTACTGGTGCCTTTGGTACAAGTTCAATTCCAAACAGTCAGCTTGCTTTTAGCTCAGTCACCATCGGCTCAACCTCCGTCTCCCTTGGTGGCACAGCAACAACAATTGCTGGCTTAACTTCAGTTACATCGTCTGCATTTAATGTCGGCACTGCAGGGGCTGCCGGTTCGATTACGCTTGACAGCACCGGCATTGTTTTTGAAGGCAGCTCTGCTGATGCGTTTGAAACAACACTCAATGTTGTCAACCCCACTGCAGACCAAGCAATTAACCTCCCCAACGCCAGTGGCACTATTGCTCTTTTAACTTCGTTAACTGGTGGCAACAGCGGAACAGGTTACGGCAGTTTAAGTTATAACAATACAACCGGAGCTTTTACCTATACAGTTGTTACTGATGCAGATATTAGAGGCGCTGTTTCCGCCGCCAATAGCGGAACAGGTTATGGCAGCCTGGCATACAGCTCAGGCACTGGTGCCTTTACTTATACTGTTGTCACTGATGCAAACATTCGTGGTGCTATTAGTGTTGCAGTTGGGTCGGGATTAACTTATAGCTCCAGTACAGGTATTTTAAGCACAAGTGCGATTCCAAATAGTCAGCTTGCTAACAGCTCCATAACTTTAGGTAGTACTGCAGTTTCGCTGGGTAGTACTATCACCACGGCCACAGGTCTTTCCATTACTGGTAATGCAGGAACTGTTACCAATGGCGCCTATCTAAACGTTGCCCAGAGCTTTACAGCAGGCCAGCGTGGCGCAGTCAGCGCCTTAACTGATGGTTCTACAATTACACCAGACTTTGCAGTTGCTAACAATTTTTCAGTCACCCTCGGAGGAAATAGAACTTTAGCCAACCCCTCTAACCAGACAGCCGGACAAACTGGAACAATTGTCATTACGCAAGACGGCACTGGCAGTAGAACCTTGGCTTACGGTTCTAATTACAAGTTTGCTGGAGGTACCGCACCTACTTTAACAACTACCGCCAATGCTGTAGATACATTGGTGTTTTATGTGGAGTCAGCAAGTAGAATCACTTGTAGGCTCATCAATGACGTGAAGTAAACTAAAGACATGTCAACACAAGTACAGTTTAGGCGTGGCACTACAGCTGAACATGCTGGATTTGCTGGCGCAGTAGGAGAAGTTACAGTCGACACTACGAAGAATGTAGCAGTCGTCCATAACGCTTCTCAACTTGGTGGATACCCACTACTGCGGGAAGACGGAGTTAACTCTCAGCTTTCTCCAGGGTCCTTAAGTAGTTGCGCCTTAAAGTTTGCAAATGCTAACAATACCGGCATCTACAGCCCTGGCCCCAAGCAATTAGCTTTAGTTACAGATGGCGTTGCCTGGCTTACAATTGGTGCATCCGGCGCAGCCACCTTCCAGGGTAACCTTACTGTTCAAGGCAGCTTGACTGTTAACGGGGATACCACATCAGGCGATACACTTGCTCTAATCATTGCTCTAAGCTGACATGGCAAACACCTTTAAACGCGCTACAAAATCAAGTTTGTCGACAGCAGACGTAACGACAGATTCAGCAACTAACATTTTGACTGCTACGGGCGCTAATACGCTGATTATTATTGGGATGGTGACTGCTAATAAAACAAATTTAAGTACGACCGTTGACCTATATTTAAAAAGCGCTTCAGGCGATGCTACTTACCTTTTAAAAAATGCTCCTGTTCCTGCAGGCTCTTCTTTAGAATATATTTCTGCCAGTAAGCTGGTTTTAAACGCCGGGGACATTATTAGAGCCCGTGCAAACTACGGCACTGCGCTCGATCTGACTGTCAGCTACCTGGAGCAATCTTGATATGACTGGGCTAACTGTTATTGGGGACATTCAAGTCCTTTATGATTCTGTTCAAGTTTTAAGTCAAGAAGTAAAAAGTACTCAAGCAGAACAAAACAAACATTACGAGCTAATCTTAAGTAATATTCTTAGTCGCCTTGAGAAGTTGGAGGCGTTTTGTTTTGAGGACATTATTCTTAGTGAACTTGATACATCTTGGGATGTTGTCCGGGCCAAGAGAAACTACCTGTTAAAATCAACTGACTGGACTGCAGTTTCAGGTTGCACAGTTGCCCCTATGGCCTGGGCACAATACAGACAAGAATTACGGGACTTGCCACAGAAATTCGCAACGGCCGAACTTGATGAAATTATTTGGCCAGAGCAGCCCTCTGTGCTGGGTCCGCATACAATAGAAGAAGAGGAAATTTAAAATGGCTTACTTAGGCAATAACCTTCAAACTGCGTTCCCAAGTTATCGGAATGTTGATGATATCAGTAACTTGTTTGATGGCAGTACGAAAAGTTTTCCTTTAACCATTGGTAACGCAACTCCAGTACCGTTTCCAATCAATCCCCAACAGTGTTTAATTTCTGTCAACGGGGTTATTCAGAAACCGGATCCCACGGGTGTTGCAGGTTTTAATTTAGTTGGTAGCAATATTGTTTTTGCTTCTGCCCCAGGCACGGGCCAGTCATTCTTCGGCACGATCCTGGCCGGCGCAGACTATGTCAATATTGGCGCCAGGTTCCCAGATGGCGGTGAAAATGCCCCAAGCGTTACCTTTGAAAATGCGTTGACCACAGGCCTCTATCTTGCTGGCGCCAACCAACTAGGCATTGCTTCAAACGGTGTTCGCCGCATGATGTTTGATGCCAATGGTCGCGGCATTGTGTACAGTGCTTCTGTTGGTAACGTAACTGCGCTGGTTGACCAAGCCACAATCACTCCAAACTTTGCAGCAGGCAATAATTTTTCTTTGACCCTTGGTGGTAACAGGACGCTTGCAAACCCTACAAACCTAATTGCAGGCCAAAGCGGCACCATCGTTATTACGCAAGACAGCACTGGTAGCAGGACACTCGCATACGGCAATTACTGGAAATACCCTGGTGGTTCAAGTGCCATCCCGGCGTTGACCACAGCTGGTAACCGGGTCGATGTTCTTGGTTATTATGTAGAAAGTACTACTAGAATTACCTTCCGAATTCTGCTGGACGTGTCATGAGTATTATTACTTCGCCCATGCTACTTGGCGCCGATGTAGGTGGCGCGTATCAGATTAGTAGATCCCTCCGCTTCAACTCCGCAGATTCTGCATATTTAAGTCGCACCCCCGCATCTGCCGGTAACCGCAAGACCTTTACCTGGGCGGGGTGGGTAAAAAGAGCAGTAGTTTCAAATGCTTACAACGAATCGTATTTTTTCAGTTGTATTTTTTCTCCAAATAATAGCGATAGCAATTATTTTAGATTTGGTTTTTCTGGAGACAGGCTTTTTTGTGGTTTTTACAGTAATGTTGTTTCCAGCGCAGCTGTTTATAGGGACTATAGCGCTTGGTATCACGTTCTGTTGGCAATTGATACGACTCAAGCCACGGCTAGCAATCGAGTCAGGCTTTACATTAACGGATCTGAAATTACTGCTTTTAATTCGGCAAGCTATCCATCGCAAAATACTGATTTAGCCGTCAATACAACCAATCCGCACGCTCTTGGATACACGCCCAGTGCGACATACGGGCACGACGGCTACCTAGCCGAGGTTTACTTCATCGACGGCCAAGCTTTAACCCCCAGCAGCTTCACCACCACCGACGCCACCACCGGCCAACTCGTACCAAAAGCCTTTAGCAGTACATACGGGACCAATGGGTTCCACCTTGATCTGAGCGACAACAGCAGTCTCACAACCAGCTCCAATGTTGGCATCGGTAAAGACACCAGTGGAAATGGTAATTATTGGGTCACAAACAACCTGAGCATCACCACTGGCGTTAATAACGATAGCCTCGTAGATACACCGACTAACTATGGAACTGATACTGGAGCAGGGGGTGAGGTTAGAGGAAATTATGCAACTTGGAATCCAGTTGCGTTACCCTCTGCCACTCTTTCCAATGGTAATCTACTAACAACAGGCGGAACAACTAGGGGGTCGTGGGCTAACATTGGCGTTTCTTCCGGTAAGTGGTACTGGGAGTACACCATTGTCAGTGCAAGTGTTGCAAATGGTCCCTATTACGGGTTTTCCGACTACTCTGCAACCGACTTGTTTGGCACTGTTTATGCCACTGTCAGGGCGCGAACTGGGGGCGCGGCCTGCTCGGGAGTATCTTATACAACGTCGGGAACCGGCGCTATTACTTCAGGAACCGTAGGAATTGCTTTAGACCTTGACACTAAAACTGCCTCTATTTATCACAACAACACGCTTAGGCTAAGTGTTTCTGCTATCCCTGAGGGTACTTATTACCCTTATTATCTTGCTGATGCTAGCACAGATGCAGTTTACTTAAATGCAGGACAACGTGCGTTTGCTTACACCGCTCCCAGTGGCTTCAAAGCGCTCTGCACGGCAAACCTGCCCGCGCCATTAGTCACAAAGCCTAATACGGTGATGGACGTGAAGCTGTACACGGGCAATGGTGGAACGCAGACGATTTCGGGGTTGGGGTTTAGTCCTGACTTTGTTTGGCTGAAAAATAGGTCAAGTGGCAGCTATGGCCATCGACTTGTCGATTCGGT